GTTCCAAGTTTAGGTTTTAATGAAGATAAGACAAATGAAGGATTCTTTGGATATAAAGGCGAATAATAACCATGCCAAGATATAGAACAACACAAATAACAACAAAAAACAACAGATCAAAATATAATACAACATTATATAGAGAAGTCCCTGAAAAGAACAGTGATATTTTGCTTATAACACAAGAAGGTGACAGATTAGACAATTTAGCATCAGAATACTATAACGATCCAAATTTATGGTGGTTTATTGCAAGAGTAAATAATTTAAAGTCAATGAATTTGGAAGGCGGTTTACAAATAAGAGTACCCATCTCAACTGAAGATGCAATAGGAATATAATGGCCCTAAAATTAAATGTTTTCGGGAGTGATATTGATCCATATGTCAAGCAAAAATTAGCATTACGCCAGGAGTTAGCTAGAACTGCAAATTTTGGTGAAGCAATACAGGGTGCATCAGACAATTTAGTTGATGTTGTTGATATGTATAGCTCTGAATATAATTTTCCTCAAGGTGGTGAAACTGGCCAAATATTAGCTGATCTCTCATCTAGAACACCATTCGCAAGAATTTGGACAGCAATTGAAGCTACAAAAGCTGAACCGATTTATAATTGGGAGCATGAAGAAGATCCGAATCCAAATTGGGATTTGGAAGAAGATGAAATATATAACAAAGAGACAAAGACAATAGATAAAGTTTCAACACTTGAAACAAAAATATATTCAATAGGCAATCACGATACAACACAGGTTGTTTCTCCAAATGATACTGTAGAACAGAAAGCTAATGAAAAAATATTTTATAATGAATTTGAAAAAAATAATAATGAGTTCTTAAGACCACCAGCTGGAATAACATCTATATCACAAAGAACTGAAGGGACAAGTATTGTTAAACACATTCCTTTATATTTAAACACCACTGTTAATTTCATTGTGTATAATTTAACTGATTTTGATGAGATATACTCAAAATATTTTTTAAATATTGGTGCAAGAGTTTTTATAGATTTTGGTTGGGATACTGCACATTTATATGACCCGAATACTATAATATTTGATGATGGTAAAGCAAAACAAATGTCAAAAAATGATATATTTGACAGAATCTTTGGCAAAGATGGCCCAGTAAAAAAATCGGCTGGAGATTTACAAACAACTGTTGGTAGAGTAATTGATGCAAAAACAAATATAAGAGAAGATGGCTCATTTGAATGTACATTAGAGCTATTATCAGAGAACTTTGCACTAATGAGTGAAGATATAGGTGTTGATAGAAATATAAGAAGAAATATAGTAGATGAAATTGATAGAGTTGTATTGGTAGAAGCTACTAAAACATTCGATAAAAATTTTTTAAATAGTATGCTTTATAAAGATATTAAACAGCCATCTTTATCTAAAGAATATTTTTATAGGTGGGCTTCGTTATATCTATATAAATATCAAGAAAGTAATAATCCAAATGTTCCAAAGGGTGATAATAAGGAAGTATTCTGGGTAGGTGCAAGATATGAAAGTATTTCTGATATGCCTGAAACTGCCGACATGGCTGATCCAAAAAATATATTTGTAAGCTGGAAGTTTTTTGAAAGAGAAATATTAAATGATTATCTTGGAGTTACAGGATTTGATAAGAATACGGAGTCTGGAATAGATTGGGATTCATCAATATCTGAAATAGAATTCAATAAGAATCTTTATGCTAGACAACAAACTACAAAACATATAAGTGGAGATTTAAGGTTTTTATATTCATTGCAGTCAGAATATGAATCAGAAGAGGAAGATTGGGAAGCAGATAAAATATTAGATAAGTGTTCTATATATAGCATTTTTATTCAGGTAAGTTTAATAAAAAATGCATTTCAAAAATCAAATACTACAAAAGAAGCTGTAGAAATAATATTAAATGAAATAAATAAGAATTCAGAATATGTATATAATTTAACAATTTTTTCACCTGATTCTCCAAAACAACAAAAACTTTCTGTAATCGATTCAGAAGCAGTTATAAATGATACAACGGCTGAAGATGAGTTTAAAAACACGTTTTTATTTAAACCACATTCACCAAATACAATTGTAAAGGGATACACAATAAATATAGGGTTGCCTTCAGGCAGATTAAAAGATGCAATATTTGCACAATCTAATTTTGGAAGGTCGACAAAGTTAAAATCAAATTCAGGGATCGATTCACTTTATGTTACAAAAGAAATTGAGAAAAGATATTCAATAGAAGGTTTAGAAAAGGGTGATAATATTAATTATAATTATTTGCCAAATGTAAAAGTTAAATCTCCCACTCCAGAAGCAAATGAAGATAAACATTATAAGTTAACAGATTCAACAGCGACAGGAGAAGAAGCATTTTATGGTGTTTTAGATTTAAAACAGACAAGTAAAAAAGATACTTATAATAATAAACTTTCGGAAGAATTATATAATCTTGTAGGTAATAAAGATACTACTGCTACTAAAGGAGACGATTCTCCAGAAAATAAATTAAAGGCAAAACAGATAAAATATGATAGAGAATTAAAGCAGGAAAGAGAAAATGATCCCAACCCTGATAAAGAACATTTTTCTAAAGATGAATTTGATTATTGGAGTAATAAAGCAAAAGAAAAACATGATAAGAGATCACAAGCAGCAAACATATTATTCGCTGAAGTTCAATTAACAATGTATGGAATATCAGGATTATTACCTGGAAATAAATTTAGAGTTGATTATTTACCAAGAAAATATAGAGATAAAGTATATTTTTTAATAACAGAAATAAGTCATGAAGTTACAACATCTGGTTGGACAACATCAATAAAGGGATTAATGCAAGTTTTACCAGGTTTAGTTGAAGAAATTGTAGATAAATTATTTTTAGATCAGAATTTTTATATAAAAAAATCATATTTTACTGATTCATTAGGTCTTCAGAATTTCGGGTCTTATTTGTCAAAAATGAAAAATATTGAATCATTTAGAACAAATGTACATTTATTTCCAGAACTTGATTATCAGTTTTCTTTTATTGCGACTAAGAAAACTGATATAACTTTAAAATGGACTATGCCCTCATTTGATTTTGATGCAGATCCGTTCGCGTCAAATGAAGCATTAAATAGATACTATGAAAATAAGGTTATGCAGATATCAAAAGAATATAATATGGGTACAGGTAAAGAAGAATATATAACAAAGAGAAAGATAACGCTTGAGAAAGATAAAAAATATTATTTTGTTATAAAGGACCAATATTGGGATATAATTGAATATAATGATCTCGATGAAATATCAGATATAAAAAAATATCTTGGAGAAATTGAAAAGCAGAGATTGGATAAAAAAGCTTTAGAAGAGAAACCATTAGGCCCTGTTTCTGTAAAATAAAAAATAATTTTAAGAAATAATTGTTATATTTATATTAAATAAAGGTTATAATGCAAGAATACATAGTTATTCCAATATTCTCAGATAATTTATTACATCCATTGCATAGTGATAATAGTCTCTCATTATTATATGCAAAGAAGTTAAATGAAGAATCGAAAATATTGACATTAAATCATCACGATCAGTTTGGTGTTGATAGTTTTGATTTTTTAGAAGATAAAACAATACTAACTCCAAATAAGAAGTTTCTATTACATACTCATTCGTTTAAGAAAGTATATGATATAAATCTCTTACATTATTATATTTACAATAAACCTATGGAAGAAATACATAATAATGCAATGAATTTTCTTTATGATAGATATTATTCACTAAAAAATATTAATGAAGTCATACCAATTTATAAGCATTTAGAATATTGTGATAAGATTTCAAAAAATATTGAAAGTATTTGGGATGATAGAAATAAAATAAATTTTGATTCATATGAAAAATATAACAATGATGCAATGTTAGCCTTATATTCAATAGAAAAATCAGGAATAAAGGTTAAAGAATGTTTCAATGAAAAATCAAAAAGACATCTTTCAGATGGTAAATTATTTACAAATTATTCATTATATACAACAACTGGAAGGCCGTCAAATAGTTTTGGTGGAATAAATTTTGCTGCTTTAGACAGTGATAAGAGACAATTAATAATACCTAATAATGATTATCTTATTGAATATGATTATGATGCATGTCATGTAAGATTAATAGCAAATTTAATTGATTATACATTTCCAGAAGGGTCGGCACATGACCATTTAGCAAAGTTATATTGTGTAGATAGAGAAGAAGGGAAAAAGTTAACATTTCAATATCTTTATGGGGGTATACCCTGGGACATAATTCAATTAAATCCATTTTTTGATTCTGTTAATAATTTAATAACAGTATTATGGGAAGAATTCAATAAAACAGGAAAAATAGAGACACCGATATATAAAAGACCAATATTTAAACATAATCATAATGAAATTACAAAAACTAAATTATTTAATTATTATATACAAGCGGTTGAGACCGAACAAAATATTAAGATAATAATCGAATTACAGAGATATTTATATATGATTAAAAGTAACTTAATTTTATATACATATGATTCGTTTCTCATTGATTTTGATAAGCGAGATGGAGAAAAAGCATTGAAAAATATAAAAAAAATTCTAGAATCTGATATTTATTTAACGAAGGTCAAAGTAGGTTTTGATTACAATTTAATGAGAGATGTAACTAATAAGTTATAATATGCTTAATCACTTAACACATAAACATTTAGATAATATAATTAGAGAGTGGTCGTACAATGTAGATAATGGCATGCCAGATGTGAGTAATCCAATTCACCGTATAAAGTTAAAAGAGACATTAAATGAGATGGGATATCCTAAAAAATTTGCTGAAATTCTATTGGGTAAATTACGAGAAGCTGATGAATCTGATAAATATATTAGTATTGGATATGGCAAATATAAATTAAAAAAGGATGTAGGTCCTGACGGCAAATCAAAACCGGATACACCCACATTTGAAAAAGATGATGCAGGTAAGTTTGTTAAAATTGGTGGTGATGAGCCAGATGAAAAAGAAGAACCAAAGCCCAAGCCCATGAAAATAGATGCAGATCCATTTGTTGATGATAAGGAAAAGGAAACAAAATGGAAACCAAAAAATAAATCTGAACAGAATAAGTTAGATTCAGTATATAATAAAACTTCTAATAACTTAAACCAGGTACCATGGGATGAAGGTGATAAAGATAAATTTGTATTGATATTGGATAAATTTAAAGCTAATGAAGATTTATCAGAGGAAGACATAGAATTGTTTAATAAATATGCTAAGATAAAGGATACCAGTAAGATGTCTAATCCAGAACTTGCCATATATATGTCAAATAGTGATGTTGGAGATTTTAGACAGGGTCGTAGGAATAAAATAGAGCTTGGAACTGGAGTAGTTGCAATGGCAGTTAGAGATAGACTATTAGATCAGGGAGTAGAAACAACTGCAGCTACAACATCAGCAGCAGAAGTTGCTCCACCAAAGATAGGTGGTAAGACATTGACTATTGGTAAAATGGCAAAAGGAAAACCGATCGAACACACTGTTAAAAAGACGTATTCGGATGACGATCCATCAGTAATAACATCCGTAACCATTGGAAGTCATGTCATGACTAGAAAGACTGAACCAGAAAGAGACGAATTGATAAAAGAATTGACAGAATTGATGGTGGGTCCACAAAGATTAAGTGGTGAAGACGCTGAAAAGAAAGCCAAATTAACAATAAAAGCAATTAGAAGATATAATGATCAAATGGAATTATATGCCGATCTAGAAAAAGCGGAGTTTGTACAGCTTATAGATGGTCAGGACGTTACCACACCCGAAGGACGAGATAGGCTTACAAAGGAAGGACCGATAGTTTTAGCAGATTCTATTAAGGGTCATCTGGGAGAAAATCCAACTTCTGCTGAAAAAGAAATAGTGGGTATGGTAGAGTCTCTTTCAGATATTGAAGACCCAGTTGAATATGAGAAGAAATGTTTGGAAATATTAGATAAGATGAATAAAGTCAATTCCATACGTAAGGGTGCAGCTGATTTGACTGAATCTTTAGTTATGCTATCTATGAATAAAAATGGAATTCCAACTGAAGCTCCACATGGAGAGACAGTTAAGGTAGTAGATTTAGTTTCGTACCCAGATTTATCAGGTCTGGATTCAAATAATCCAGATTATCTTAAAAAATTAGCGTCGGGTACAGGTTATGTTGTTACACTGGAGAAAGCCGGCGGACTTAGCGTTAAGATGGATGGTGGAGCTGCTTCTGGTGCGGCCGATAAGATACGAATAACTAAATTTAAAAACAAGAAAACTTCTGAAATGTTAACTAAAGTTATTGACTTACATAATAATTTTATGGGCACAGCTAAACAGCCATTAACATCAGATAGAATAGCAAATGGAAAGGGTCAGTTGGACTCTATAGAAAAGTGGGCTAGGGATAATGAAATGATAGAAGGTGAATTACTATTACCAAATGGTCGTTCTACTAGAGATTGGGCTGAAGATACGATATCACTATGGCAGGATAAAGGAACACTTCCTAAAGATTTAGATTTAGAAAACAAACAGTTATTATTAGATTCTTTAGATCAGTATTGTAGAGCTGGCTTGATATTAGAAAAGGTTCACAATTCGGATATAGATTTTCAACCATTCGGAAATATAGATGCTAATACTAGAACTGGTGAACTAGAGGTAAGTGATGGAATCACATCATACAGTCATATGAAATTTAGTCCTAATCCTGGATTTAAAATGAAAATATATAAATATAAAGATGGAACTACACAAGTAGTTATGAGACCCAATTCAGTATTTGCTGGTAATTTAATTAAGATTATTGCTTAATATGAAAACACAACTACTCTGCACATTTACAAGTAAAAGAAATATTGATAATACAATCAGTAAAATAAAAGAGTCTTATACAATAGCCTTTAATAAGATTTATGTTCTTCAAAATGAAGATGATATTAGAGAACTTATATGCACATATAATGTAGAATCTGATGAGGGAATAGATTATAATTTAGTTTCAAATACAATTTCATTGCATAGAAAAAAGTATTCAAATACATTATATACAATCAATGCATTAAATGAGGTTATAAAAAATTTAAATAATGGAGTGCTTGATACAGGGTATCAAGTGCCCTGGGAAAATTTCAAAAATATGATAATGGTAACAAATTCTGAAGGGTTAAATAAAATTAATACTAGAATTTTTAAAATAGTTAATATTTAATATCAAATAAAAACACAGGAGATAGGTTATGAGCAATGAATCAAAACTATATTATTTTTACACAATAGGTTGTGCTTTTTGTAAGCAAGCAGATTCTGTTGTTGAAGAGTTAAACAAAGAAGATCACAATATCTTAAGACTTGATCTGGCAGAGAAAGAAAATAAAGATATAGCTGAAGATCTTAAAAAGAAGCATAATATAAGATGCGGCACACCTCTGTTTGTTAATGCTGAAACAGGACATCATGTCTGTGGTTATCGTGATAAAGATATTGTATTAAAATGGATAAATGGAGAAGATATTCCACCTCCACCCAGACCTAAAGGTCCAGCACCACGTGTACCTTTTCATGATGCAAAGAAAGGTGAAGAAAATAATTGGAAAGTTGAATACGAAAAATGGACAGATGAGAATTCACATCTTCCAAATCTCAAAACTGCTGATGAACTCCTTGCTATGCCAAGACCGAAATCTATGCCACCACCAATGCCTAGACCTGGATCTTCAAATAATGAGATAAAGAAATGGCGCACAGGATATAAAAAATGGTCGAAGGAAAATAAACATCTTCCAAACCTCATACCAGCAGATAAGCTCGAGGAGAGAATCAGAAATGCACCAAACCAACAGCAGCCACAGGTAACAGCACCAGTTGATCTACGATTAAAAGCTCTTGAAGACAAATTAGATAGACTTATAAAGCATCTAGGTGTTAATTGACATATAAGCCTAAGCCTACAATAGACCGACCTGCAACCGAAGAAGAATTAGAACAGATAGATAATACAGAAAAGATGTTAGCGGGAGAAAAAAAACTTCCACCAGCATCTCAGATGATACGAAATTTGGCAACCGATCACTGGAGAAGTTTAAAAGCTTTTGTTAAAGGAAAGCAGGTTATAGTTCCACAGAATATTGCAGAACAGAGATGGGAAATCTGCAAACAATGTCCTTATCTATTATATGATGAAACTAATCCTGATACAAACAGAAAAGATGGTAGGTGTACTGAATGCGGTTGTTTTATGAATGTTAAAACTCATTATGCAACTGCTGAATGTCCTATAGATAAGTGGAAAAAATACGAAAATAAAAAATGATTTTGAAATATTTTCATTATATATATTAATGAATAGGTTATATGGTTTCAATTAAACCATAAACATTAAATAATAAAACATAAATACTAAGGAGAAATTCAATGGATATTGAACAAATCAAAAAAAAGTTATCTCAACTTCAAAACACAACTTCAACAAAAGAAAATTTCTGGAAACCACAACCAGGAAAAACTAATATCAGAATGGTACCTTATGAGTTTAATAAGGCAAATCCATTTATAGAGTTGTATTTTCATTATAATTTAGGTGACAATAAAACCTACTTATCTCCAGTTTCATTTGGACGACCAGATCCTATAAATGAGTTTGCCGATAAACTTAAACAGGCAGGTAGTAGAGACGAATGGATTCAGGGCAAAAAACTTGAACCCAAAATGAGAACCTTTGTTCCAGTTATTGTTCGTGGACAGGAGCGTGAAGGTGTAAAGTTTTGGGGATTCGGTAAGACAGTATATCAAGAGCTTTTGGGATTTATTGCGGATCCAGATTATGGTGATATTGCTGATTCAATAAATGGTAGAGATATTGTTGTTGAAAAACAAACACCACAAGAAGCAGGAAATCAATTTGGAAAAATTACAATACGTGTTAAACCAAATCAAACTCCTTTAACTGAAAATAATGATATTTTAGAAAAATTATTGAATGGACAATCAGAATTAACAAAGTTATATAATGAACCAACATATGACGAATTAAAAGAAGCTTTGTCAAACTATCTAAATCCAACAGATGAAACATCAACAATATCAGATCAAACTGTAAAAAAATCTTCAACCACAAATAGTGCTACAGATGTTGAAGATGCATTTGATAAATTATTTAACGAATAATTAATTTAAACATTATTAAGGGCGAGCATAGTCTCGCCCAAAATAATTAAATAGGAGTTTTTATATGGTAGGAAAAGATGAACTTGCTGCTGTAATCGCTGACGGTCTCAATAAACAATTCAAAACACATCAAGTTGCTTATTTTTTAGATTCTAATAAAGCGTCACCAACAGATGTTAAGGATTGGATATCAACCGGATCGTCTATTTTAGATATTGCTATTTCAAATAAACCAAATGGTGGAATTGGTGTTGGCAAAATTACAGAATTAAATGGTTTAGAAGGAAGTGGAAAATCTTTAGTTGGCGCGCATGTTTTAGCTGATACTCAAAAGAAAGGTGGTGTTGCAGTGTATATTGATACTGAATCTGCAGTTTCTCAAGATTTTTTACAAGCAATTGGAATAGATGTTTCAAAAATGCTATATATTCAATTAGAAACAGTTGAAGAAATATTTGAAGCAATAGAACATATTGTAACTAAAATACGAGAATCTGATAGAGATAGGCTTGTAACTATTCTTGTTGATAGTTTGGCTGCAGCATCAACTAGAGTTGAAATGGATGCTGATTTTGATAAAGATGGATGGGCAACTTCAAAGGCAATAGTTATATCAAAAGCAATGCGTAAGATAACACAGATGATAGCAAGACAGAAAGTTGCTTTAGTTTTTACAAATCAATTAAGACAGAAGCTTGGTGTAATGTTTGGAGATCCCTGGACTACATCAGGAGGAAAAGCGCTTCCATTTCATGCGTCAACACGTGTTAGATTAAAAAATGCAGGACAGATTAAAGATGCTAAAAAGAATACAATTGGTATTAAAATTAAGGCACAGGTAATAAAAAACAGATTAGGACCACCATTAAGGGTTGCTGAATTTATATTGTATTTTGATAGGGGTATAAGTGATTATGATAGTTGGTTAACTGTTATGAAAGAACATAAATTAGTTAAAACCGCTGGTGCATGGTATACCTATATTGATCCTGATACATCTAAGGAAATAAAATTTTTATCTAAAGATTTTGCAGAAAAATTAGATAATGATTTAGAATTAAAAGAAAAAATTTACAAGCTAATTTGTGACAAATCTATTTTAAAATATCAATCTGATAAGTTGGGATTAGACGATGTTATTGAAACAGATAAAGTTGTAGATGAACTCTAATAATTATAATTCCATATTGCAGGAAATAGACGAAGAACATGAACAAAGTACTAAAGACTCATTAAATGTAAATAGCCGTGTTCTAATTATAGATGGATTAAATACATTTATTCGTGCATTTAGTGCGAACCCAGCCATTAACGATGATGGTGTACATGTTGGAGGGATAATTGGTTTTATGAAATCAGTAAGGTATTCAATATCAAGATTAAAGCCCACTAGATGTATTATTGTTTTTGATGGTAAAAATGGTACAAAAAAACGAAAAAAATTATATCCTGAATATAAATCACAAAGAAAAGTAAGACATAGATTTAATAGAAATGTTGATTGGTCTACTTCACCGGTGGACGAAGAATATTCTATGAGAATGCAGTTATCTAGATTGATTAAATATTTAGATCAATTACCTATTTCCATTTTATCAATAGATAATATTGAAGCAGATGATGTAATTGCATATATTTCTACAACAGTTTTAAAAGACGAAAAAATTATAATGAGTACTGATAAAGACTTTTTACAATTAGTAGATAATAACATTAAAATTTGGAGTCCAACTAAAAAAATATTATATGATAAAGATAAAATTTTTGAAGAATATGGTATACCATCAAAAAATTTATTAACATTTAAAATTTTAGATGGAGATAAGTCTGATAATATAAATGGTATAAGGGGAGCAGGAATAAAAACAATAGTTAAAAATATTCCACAAATATCAGAAAATAAAAAATTTGATATTAAAGATTTAATTTATTTTATTGATAAAACTAGTAAAAAAATAAAGCTTTTTGAAAATATAAAGAATAATTATAAATTATTAAAGCGTAATTATTTATTAATGCAATTGCACAATGTAGATATTGGTAATCATAATAAATTAAAAATTCAAAATGTTATACATGAAAAAATTCCACAATTGGTAAAATATAAATTTTCAACAATGTTTATTCAAGATAAATTGTGGAGTCATATTCCAAATATGGAAACATGGATTACAGAATTTATACGATTAGATAGATTTAGGTATTCAAATGGATAATAAACTATCACAGTTTGGACATAGTTTTCAAATAAAATCTATAGCCTGCTTAATGACTAAGCCTAATTTTTTAGAGCAAATTTATGATATATTAGATGAAAATTATTATGAAACAGATGCAGCAAAGTGGTTGGTCAATAAATGTAAATTATATTATAAAAACTATAAAAAACAAATAACGTTTGATGTTTATAAAGTTGAAATAAGTGAAGTAGAAAGTGATGTTTTAAAAACTGCAATATTAGAAACATTAAAAGAAATTTATAATAATTTACAAGCTAATGATTTAGATTTTGTACAAAATAAAACATTAGATTTTTTTAAAAATCAAAAACTTAAAAATGCAATTATAAAATCTGTTGATATTTTAGAAACAAATGGTGAATTTGCTGAAATAAAAACATTAATAGATGATGCAATGAATGCAGGAATTGAGAGAAATTTTGGCCATGAATATTTAACACAAATAGAAGAAAGATATGTAGAAAATGTTAGAGACGTTATTGGAACACCATGGGATGTAATTAATGAATTGATGCAAGGTGGTTTAGGTTCCGGAGAATTAGGTGTAATTGTTGCTCCTGCAGGTGTTGGAAAAACTTGGATTTTGTCTGCAATAGGTGCAGGTGCATTAAAAAATAATAAATCTGTTGTACATTATACATTAGAATTAAATGAAGCATATGTTGGATTAAGATACGATAGTTGTTTTACTGGAATAGCAAATCAGAATCTAAAATATCATCAAGAAGATGTTATTAAAAAATTAGAACCTATAGAGGGAGATTTAACTATAAAATATTTTCCAACTAAGACAGCTACTATAAATACATTAGAGGCTCATCTACAAAAATTTAAATCGTTTGGAAAAGGTGTCGATTTGGTTATATTGGATTATGCAGATATAATGAGAGATATTGGATATGCAAAGGAAGTTAGACATGCACTTGGAAATATTTATGAGGATTTACGAGGATTGGCAGGACAGTTTGAAATACCAATATGGACTGCATCTCAAGCTAATCGCTCTGCATTAGATGAAGATGTTATTGAAGCACAGAAGGTTGCAGAAAGTTATCAAAAAGTTATGACAGCAGATTTTGTTATATCGTTATCTAGAAAAATCGAAGATAAAGTTGCAAATACTGGAAGATTTCATGTGATAAAAAATAGGTTTGGACCAGACGGATTAACATATCCTGCTAAAATTAATACAAACATAGGTGGTATTGATATATATGAATCTAATACACCAGATGGGCAAGAACAGCAATTAAAAATGAATAATAGGGATAGGGTAATTAGAAAAATTTTATCTGATAAATATAAGGATTTAGTTGAATGATGATATTTATATTTTTAGTAACAATTAAAGTTTTTGGAGATACAATATGAGTTTTAGTAAATTTATTTTATCTGAAAATTTTATTTCAAAATATAAACGAAAGAAACCCCCATTCGGATTTAATGGATTGGGCGAATTAGTTTATATGAGAACATATTCTCGCATAAAAGAAGACGGAAAAAATGAAAGATGGTGGGAAACTGTTAAGAGGGTTGTTGAAGGAACATATTCTATGCAGAAAGAATGGATCGAACACCATCAGCTCGGTTGGAATCCTTGGCAAGCACAGCGATCTGCTCAAGAAATGTATGATAGAATATTTTATATGAAGTTCTTGCCACCAGGCCGTGGATTGTGGGCCATGGGAACTTCTATAACTGAAGAAAGAGGTTTATATGCAGCATTAAATAACTGTGCATTTGTATCAACTTCAACAATTAAAGATGATTATGCTAAACCGTTTTGTTTTCTTATGGATGCATCTATGTTAGGTGTTGGTGTTGGCTTTGATACAAGAGGTGCAGATGAAATAATTATAAAGGGAGTAAATAGGGATAGAAATGAAGAAACATACGTTATTCTGGATACACGTGAAGGATGGGTAGAATCGGTTAAATTATTGTTAGATTCATATTTTCATAATACCGCGCCAATGGTTTTTAATTATAACAAAATTAGATCATCTGGTGAACCAATTATGGGCTTCGGTGGTGTATCTAGTGGTTCAGAACCTCTTAAAGAAATTCATAATGATATTATAGATATACTTGAAAATAATGTTGGAGCACCAATAACTACAACAACAATTGTAGATATAATGAATCTAATTGGTAAATGTGTTGTTGCTGGTAATGTAAGGAGAACAGCAGAGATAGTGTTTGGAGATCCATTTGATGAAGAATATCTAGATTTGAAAAATTATAAAAATAATCCACATAGAGAATCTTATGGATGGACGTCAAATAATTCAGTATATGCTGAATTAGGTATGGATTATGAAGATATCTGTAAAAGAATTATGGATAATGGAGAACCAGGTCTTGCTTGGTTGGAAAATATGCGTGGTTATTCTAGAATGAAAAATGGAAAAGATAACAAAGATCACCGTGCAGCAGGAGGTAATCCCTGTCTTGAACAAACACTTGAGTCATATGAACTTTGTTGTCTTGTTGAAACATTTCCAAATAATCATAAGAATTTAGATGATTATTTATTAACATTAAAATATGCTTATTTGTATGCAAAAACAGTTACATTGGGTAAAACACACTGGCCTGAAACTAATAGAGTAATGCTAAGAAATAGAAGAATAGGTTGTTCAGTAAGTGGTATAGCACAATTTATAACAAACTATGGACTTGGAAAATTAAAATGCTGGTTAGAAAAAGGATATGACCACATTCAAGAACTTGATAAACAGTATTCTGATTGGTTAGCTGTTCCACGTTCAATAAAAACAACATCAGTAAAACCATCAGGTACTGTATCTCTTTTGGCTGGTGCAACACCAGGATTACACTATCCAGAATCTAGATTTTATATACGAAGAATTAGGATATCAAATTATTCAGAATTATTAAAACCATTAGAAAAAGCAGGATATAAAATAGAACCTGCTTTTGGTTCAGAGGATTCAACTGTTGTTGTAGAAATTCCAGTTGATGTTGGTGAGGGCATAAAAACAGCTAGTGAACTTACTATTTGGGAACAATTTAGTTTGGCAGCTTTTATGCAAAGACATTGGGCAGATAATCAGGTAAGTTGTACAGCTACATTTGATCCAAAAAATGAAGGAGATCAGTTGTCTAATGTTTTAAATTATTTTCAATACCATTTAAAGGGTATATCTTTATTACCAAGACATGATTTAGGAGCATATAAACAAATGCCGTATGAAGCAATAAATGAAAAAACATATTATAAATTATTATCGAAAATAAATAAATTATCATTTGGTATGATAAAGGGTGAAGAAGCTCAAGTTGAAAAATTTTGTGATGGAGATTTTTGCGAAGTATAGTTATGATAGTTAAATTAAAGGTTACTGAAAAAATGCGAACATTAGCAAGGGAACATCTTTGGGGTACTAGAGTTAAGCATCCAAAAGTTTATAAAGGAAATATAACAGAGCAAGCGGCTGCTCAATGGCGAAATACTAAATGGAAACCATCAAACATTCCTAGGTTATGGGATATTCGAGACGATAAAGGTATATATTATGAAGTAAAAAGTTGTTGGGATTTATCATATCAAAAATGGTATTCATGGAAAGGAACTAGAACAGTAAAATGGGTTATTTTTTGCAAAGTCAATAAAAGATATTCTTATGTGAAAATAATGGCTATGCTTCCAATCGATATTGTTATGAAATTCGTTAAAGATTGCCCAAATCCAAAATTTAAAGGAAAAGTAATTATGCAATCTGATGTAGAAAAATGGTGGAAAGAGAATAAAAATAGTAAAGAAATTAAAAAATTTTTAAAATAATTGTTTCTTCGTATTAGGAAAATGTATTATATTCTAATACGTTAAATTATAAGGGTTATAAAATGAAAAAAGTTAATGATATTAAAAGTGAATTGGTTTTAAAATATAATAACGATGATTTTGTTATTGATAAAACTGGTGTAAAGATGATAGAATTATTAGGTGAATCATTTATTGCCGATGAAGAATCAATTTTTGGTAAAGTTAATAAAGATTATGTTCAAAAAGAATTAGATTGGTATAAAAGTAAATCATTATATGTTTATGATATGCCAGATCCTCCTGAAATTTGGAAAATGGTTGCAGATTATAATGGCTATATAAATTCAAATTATGGATGGGTAATTTTTGATCAAGAAAATGGATATCAATATAATCATGCATTAAATACTCTTAAATTACATAAAGATACAAGAAGAAGTATTATGATTTATAATAGGCCATCAATGCAAGTTGAATTTAATAAGCATGAAATGTCAGATTTTATGTGTACAAACGCTGTAACTTATTTTATTAGAGATGATAAATTAAATTGTGTTGTACAAATGAGATCAAATGATGCAGTTTTTGGATATAAAAATGATCGGTTTTGGCAAAATTGGGTATTGAATAAATTATTAGAAGATTTGCTTGATGTTTATCCAAATTTAAAAATTGGAGATATAATTTGGAATGCAGCTTCAATGCATATTTATGAACGACATTTTAATTTAATAAAATAATAAAGGTTAATATATGAAAAAAATAGTTGGATTAAGTGGAACAATTCCAAAAAATAAATATTCTCATAATGCTGCATATGCAAAAATATGGAAAGATGTTTTAGATATTGATATGCAATTTGGTGAATCTGATTACACAGATTTAAAGGTTGCATGTTTATATATGGGAATTAGTTATTCTGGGGCTTTAAATTTATTCGGAGGAGCAGACGCTAAATTGTGGGAAAGATTAAATAGGTGGATGAATTATTTAGAAGGCGGAGGAAGTTCAATTATTTTAGACCATGAAATGCCAAAATTAGGTACAATGTTAATGTCTAGATTAAAAAATCCAAAAACTTATGAAAAATTTAATTCAGATTTTTTAAATAAATTAGATAATTTTTGTGAAACCATTCAAACTTTAACCATGAGACGAATGATAAAAGATCATGTTGTAATTGGTGATAGCCACTCTTTATCTATTGCACCAAAAGGAATTCCAGTAATTAGATTAGATTCAAAAACATTATATGGTGCAATAAAAGATAAAAATTTTATTTATGATATGATTCCAGATGGTGTTAAAAAAGTAACATTAATGTTTGGATCAGTTGACATTAGGCATCACATAATGAGACAAGAAAATCCAATACAGGCCGCTAATAGTTTATGGTCAAATTATTTTACTTTTACAGAAAATTTAATGAATGATAAAATGGTTAAAGTTGAATTAGCAACACCAGTTCCAGTTGAAAGTGAATCTAGAAAAATGGCAAAAACTGGATGGTATAAGGGTACATCGTTTTATGGAAATAGGGAAAGTAGATTGGAAATAACAAAATTAGTTATTGAGAACATGAGAAAAAATGCATCATGTGAAATTATTGAATATCCTGAACATTGGTATGATATGGATGGAAAACAGTTTGAGGTTGAAATAATGGAAAGACCAAAGGGTGTACATATTGGATATCCAAATTTTAGATGTAATAATTTTGGATATAATAATTAAAAAAATAGGAGAACTGATATGAAAAATAATATTAGAGTTGCAATTATTGGAATAGGTAGTTGTGCTAAATCTTTAGTTGAAGGAACACAATATTATATTAAAAATCAAAATAAATTGGTTGGATTAATGTATCCAAACATAGGAGATTATACAGTTAATAATATAAAATATGTTTGTGGTTTTGACGTTGATATTAGAAAAGTAAATAAACCCTTGATCACAGCATTAAGAGCAAAACCAAATTGTTCAATGGATATTGTTGATGAAATTGATAATACATGTATACAAAATGGAGCAATAGTTTATTCTGGTCCCCAGTTAGATGGAATAGCGGATCATATGTTAGATTATCCAGAAGAAGTTAGTTTTAGGGTTGGTGCTGAACCAGCAATTTCTAGAAAAAGATATATGGAATTGCTTAAGTATCATAAAGTTGATGTGGTTATAAGCTATTTACCAGTTGGTTCAACTGAAGCATCTAATTGGTATTTAACAGGAGCAATTAAAGCAGGTTGTCACATTGTAAATTGTGTTCCAACATCAATTTCTACAGAAGATGCAATGGAATTGGAACAATTGGCAATTGATAATAATGTTACAATTGTTGGAAGTGATATGAGGTCAGCATATGGTGCTTCAAGACTATCAGAAGTTTTACAGGGTTCAATGATAGATTCTGGACTTTTAGTTACACAACATATACAAGAAAATAAAGCTTGTGGTTCTACTCAAGGACAAGAACACATTCAAAATGGAAGAACTGCAAATACAGATTTTTTGAATATGGCTAAACAAAATAGGTTACATGATAAACACGTTTCAAAGGAAAATGTTTTAAAAGGACAGAATACAGTTAGAAATTTAGGAATTGAAGGAATGACTCTATATGCTGGACCATCTTTAACTGTTGAACAAAAACCAGGTGGAACATATTTAGCTTCAGATAATAAGATTGCAAATATTGATATAGTAGCATATGGTTTTGGTGGAGCTAGATATGAATTGACATGTCGTTTATCTGTACAAGATTCACCAAATTCTGGTGGAGTAGTTATTAGTGCAATACGATTTTGCAAAGTTGCATCTGAAATGGGAATTGTTGGTTATTTAAGAGGAGCATCTGCATGGACACAAAAAACTCCACCGTTACAAATGAAAACTATGGATGCAAAGTTTGAATGTGATTCATTAGCAAAGCGTGAGTTAACTAAATATACCAAACCACAATTAATTCAAAATAATCCAAAAGCAAAAAATTTAGAATATTCATTTCAAACGGCACATAGTGATTATGAAAAATAAAAAAATTAAAAGTTATGATTGTGATGGTGTAATTAATTTAGATGAATATGGTGTTGGTCTTAGGCCATCATCAATGGATGATGTTATTATAACTGGTAGATCATTTGAAGAATCTAATTCTACATTAAAATGGCTAAAAAAACACAATATACATAATAAGATTTTTTTTAATGATAAAAAATTTATTGATAAGACTAGAATTAATAGTGGAAGACATAAAGCAAATATAATTAACAATTTAAATAGTGAGGGATATGAAGTAGTTATACACTATGAAGATGATCCAATTCAAGCAGAACAAATTAAACTTTTTTCTAAATTCAATGTTAAAGTAATAATGGTTAATCATGATAATTTAATTGAGATGGAAAATGTTAGACGTTAAATTCAAAAGTTATTCAAAACCAAATTTTACAATTATTGAAGAAGAACCAACACGTTATAAAAAATTAGACATTTATTATAGAAAAAATTCTGTAGATTTAAAAATGATAAGAGAATGTTTGAAACATTACTCATTAATTGATTTTTCAGAATCAGATATTGTTCTTGATTTAGGAGCAAATGTAGGTGGATTAGGTAAAATGATATGCGATAAGGTTTCAAAGGTAATATCGGTAGAACCGGACGAATTTAATTTTGAAGTCTTAGATTTTAATTTATCGAAATATGAAAATTGTACACAATTATTTGGTGCTGTAACTGGAAATAATGATTTCTCAAAGGTTAATTTTTCAATAAAGGATAATACAAATTCTTCCTGTGCTGGTAAAATTACATCAAAAAATTATAATGAAAATTTAATAATAAAATCTGTTAATGGATATCCAATTAATTTTTTATTAGAAAAATATAAACCTACAATTTTAAAAATAGATGTAGAAGGATATGAATATAATATAATTAAAAAATCTTTGCCATCATACATAAGAGTTCTTGCATTAGAATTACATGGAATGACAAATTTTTCATATCCAAAAATGTTAAAATTATATAAACTTTTACATGAAGAATGGAATATTCATGCCTTTAATCCAGTTTTTATTTTTGATAAATTAAGATTACTAAATATTATTTGTTTTCGTAGAGAAGTTAAACAAGTAAATTATGATTTAAGTTATTTAGATGATAAAAAAATAAATGGAATTAAACCAATTTTAAGAAAAAAACCAACGCAGCCAAGTAAAATTGTAAGAAAGCAAATTAAAAAACAAATCAAAAAATATAAATTATGAAAACTTCAGATTTTTTAAAATTAAACTATTCAGATTTAAAAAAGTTATCAAATGATAATGTTAGAAAGGATTTTTCTAATTTTATTAAAGAGTTTAATAGAAGAGAGTGGAAAGTTAGAATAGATAGCTCTGATACATTTAAATCTTTTAAGGTTAATTCAAAATATAATTTTAAAACTGGATTTAATGATTTGGACAGACAACCAGTACCATATTTTCATCCAAATAGAAGTTTTCATGATGAAATTATTTGGTTAAATGATAATTTATTTTATAATGAAAAAGCAACGTTTGAAGACAGATTAATAAATTCTGCAATTGTTAAATTTTATGGACCGTCTTCCACTCTTAAAATTATAGTTGAAGGTACAGATTGGAATTTTGTAAATGTTTATGAATTTAAAAATAATATAAAATACACTAGAAAAATTTTAGATAATTTAGAATTAACAAAATTAAATGGTACAAAAATTTGGGGAACAACTGAATTAAGAACATCACTGCAAACTGCGTCTAGGAATTATACAAGAAATAATCCATCACTAATTGATATTTTAGGTACAACATGTAAAAAAGTTAAACCAACATTAAAACAGGATCAATTGATTAGAAAAATGAGACCAAGTGATATGTTATATTGGATTCTTGGATTAAGTGATAATTGGATAAATTTTTATAAAACTAAACCAACAATGAAAGAATCATTTGAATTTTTGACATCACATAGGGGAATTGGAAATTATTATGGTTATCATTTTTCATCAAATTTAGCAAGAATGCCAGAAATCGGTTCACAGACAATTATTAATATTGAACACAAAGATAAATTTAATTTATTAAATGTTGAACACGGAAATTTAGATGAAAATGCAAATTATGTTGTAGCTGGTCCTGGAGCAAGTAAGACTTTTTCAAAATTATTTAGAGATGTTCCAGCCAATTATAAAACTACATCTCATGCAATATTGTTAATTCGGGATAATCAAATAGATTGGTTTGATATGAAATCTTCTGATGAACTTAAATATTTAGAAGAATCTAGTGAATTAGGAAGATTTACAACCTTTGGAATTGAAATTTCAATGTGCCAATTTAGTGTATTTGAAAGCTGTAATGAGAATTATAAATTAGCTGCAAAAAGGGCTAAGGCGCCAATTTCAATAAATCCTAGAAAATGTGCCATAACATAGGAGAAAAATATGGTTATCGTAATTGAAGGTTTAGATAGATGTGGAAAGGATTCAACAATTAATTTTATTAGGCAAAATTATTTAATTTCACCCAATATAATGACAATTGGATCGTCAAAGCCATATTTAAAGGCTAAAGATCATACGGCTTGGGCAAAGGAAAGTTTTAATACAATATTGACTATGCTATTATGTGCAAAGAAAAATAATATAAATGTAATATTAAATAGATCATGGATTGGAGAATATATCTATGGTCCATTATATAGAAAAGCAAATCCAGAGTGGATTTTAGATTTTGAAAATAATTTATTAAATTTATTGGGTGATGTTAAAGTTTTATTGATAATGTTAACTGATTTAGGGAAAAATATAATTAATAGAGATGATGGAAAATCGTTAGCAATAGATGAAAATCATTTTAATATTGAGAGGCTTTTATTTCATGATTATTTTAAAAAGACACATATAAAAAATAAGATTTTAATTGATTTAAAACTAAATATTGAATCAACATTAAGTGATGTTGAACAATTTATGGATAAACATATTATAAAGGAAAAAGTAAATGAAAATATCTAAAATTAGAGAAGTTAAAGATCCAGTGCGAGCAAATGAAACAGATGCTGGTATAGATTTTTTTGTACCTAAAGAATTTGATACAGTAGACTTGGAACCACAACAATCTGTATTTATTCCTTCTGGAATTAAAGTAAATGTTCCAAAAGGATATGCACTAGTTGCATTCAATAAGTCTGGTGTTGCATTGAAGAAAAATTTAGATGTTGGAGCAAGTGTAGTTGACTGTGGTTATCAGGGAGAAATCCACATTCATTTAACTAATGTGGGAAATTCACCAGTAAATATAGCTCCAGAAGAAAAAATAATTCAGTTTGTTTTATTAAAGCTGGGAGAACCATCAATAGAATTTGTACCAGAAGATGAACTATATTCATATAGTTCTAATAGAGGAACTGGTGGATTTGGATCAACGGGAATAAAATAATGAAAAAACTTGTTTCATCGCATAATAAAAATGTATTATATTCTAACATGAAATTATCTAGAATTTGTACAGAATTTGATAGAGGTAAGTGGAAAATTCATAAATTTGGATATGATGAAGATAATAATTTTAAAAGATCAACTGATAATTATAAAGATTATTTTTATTATGTAAAAGAGTATTCAAACGATTTATCAAAATACACAGGCTTTAAAGTTGAAGAAGGTAAAGTTTATAAAACAATTGATAATGAAGAAGTTTGTAGAGTATATTATACATCAATAAAAAATAAAAAGCAATTATATAAAAAATATCCATATAGAGTCTTTGAAGAAGATATTTCTCCATCATTTCGATATATTTGTGATAATAATATAGAGTGGTCTAGTAATAGAAATATTGTCTTTTTTGATATCGAAACGTGGTATGATAAAGATGATAGAAATGCAAATACTCCAGAAAGTCCAAAAATGCCTATAACATGTATAGTTTTGTATTCTACAGATGAAAAAAAATATACAGTATTTTCTTGGAATCCTAAAAAAACTAAAAATTTTGATGAACCAGAGATTATTAAAAAGGATAATGTTGAGTATGTTTTTGTAAAAACTGAAGAAGAAGTATTATTTGGATTTTTAAATTATGTGTCAATGAAAAATGTTGATATTATTTCTGGTTGGTATTCTGGACAATTTGATTTGCCATATATAATAAATAGATGTAAACTTTTAGGAATAGATTATAAAAGATTATCACCAGTAGATAAAGTTACAATATATAAGAGGGGTGAATATTGGAAAATTTATATTGATGGATTAGACCACATAGATTTAATGAATGCGTTACAAGATTTAGACTATAATTTATCAAATTGGAAATTAAAAACTGCAGCTAAAGAAATTTTAGATGATCCAAATATAGAAAAGCTTCAAGAAAAAACATGGAAAAATTGGATAGATGATTATAAAGCATTTTTAGATTATTCTATTAGAGATGTTGAGATATTAATTGAGATAAGCAATAAATTAAAAGTATTTGAATTGTATATTAATCTTCAACAAATAGCTAATTTAGATTCTATTAATATGGTATTTTTTAAATCTATGATTGTTGACAATTACATTTTAAATTCATTTCATAATAAAATAATATTTCCAACTAGAAAAACAAAATCAAGACAAAAATATACTGGTGCGATTGTTTTAAATCCAAAAGAGCCAGGAGTACATAAAAATGTTTCAGTTTTAGATTATACAAGTCTTTATCCAACTACAATAATGGCATTTAATATAAGTCCAGAAACATTTATTGCATCTGAAAAGTCTGCAAAAAAGATTGGTTTATCATTGGATGAAATAATAGATGGTTTAAATGATGATGGAATAGAATATATTGATACTGGATATTCTAATGAATTATTTGGTGAGCGATATTTATTTTTTGCTCATTCACATAAATTAGGATTACTTCCATTTTTATTAAAAAAATTATTTTTGAAGCGTAATGAAATAAACAATAATATTTCTATTGGTAAATTTACTAAGGATGAAGAATATGCGGCATATAGAGAACAATTAGCTATTAAATTAATTTTAAATAGTGCTTATGGTGCTATGGGATTTAATTATTTTAGATTATATACACCAGAATGTGCTGATGCTATAACTTATTTTGCAAGAGAAGCACTGAAGTTTGCCACTGTTAAATTACATACTGAATTGGATCATCCAGTTATTTATGGGGATACTGATTCTTGCTTTGTTAAGATGAATGGAAAGTCTGCTGGTGATATCACTAACACGTTAGCTAACAAGTTTACTGGCATGTTAAAGTCTGAGTTTGTAACAAAATATTGTAAGACTGTCAATGATGAGTATTTTTTAATGGATTTAAAGTTTGAGAAAGACCTAGAATATGTTTATTTTGGAAATTCAAAAAAACGATATTATGGTATTGAAAGAAATAGCAATAAAAAATATATAAAAGGTCTCAATATAATTAGAAAAGATGCTCCAAAATTTATTAAGCTTAAATTAAATTATTTAGCTGAAAAATCGGTAAGGGAAGAATTAATAATTGATGATTTAATGAAGCTTAGAAAAGATATTGAATGTGTTCCATATTCCAAATTAGGAATAACAAAATCATTTGGTAAAACATTTAAATCATATAAAAAGAATATACCTCAACATTTAAAGGCATCAGTATGGGCAAATGATATTTTGAATGTTAAAATAACTCATAATGATAATCCATTATTGTTTTATGTTAATTCATTATGTGAAAATGATTTAAAGCCAAAAGATAGGCATAGTGCATTATGTTTATTAGAAGAAGATTTATATTTAATTGATAAGAATGCTGATAAATTTACTATAGATTATAATACATTTTTTAGTAAGCAGGTCATTGAACAATTAGATGAATTTAAATTTATCTCTATAGTTGATGAAGTTTTAAAACAGTATGAACAAAGAACAAAAAGTATTTAAAAAAATAATAGAAGCATTTAAAGAGCGATCTACATGTGAACGAATTAAGGTTTCTGCGATAATTGTAAGAGATGGAAGAATAATATCTACAGGTTGGAATGGTGCACCATCAAAAAAACAACATTGTAAAGAATATTTTAGAAAAAAATATAAGGAACCATATTCATCTATAACCTTTAATGATGAACATAGAGTTTATTCTGAAAGAAATGAAATACATGCTGAACAAAATGTTCTTTCATATGCAGCAAGAAATGGGATTAAAACTGATGGTACAATATTATATATTTCAATTTCACCGTGTTTAAGTTGTGCAAAATTAATTTGTGCATCTGGAATAAAGGAAGTATATTATTTTTTAGAATATGATAGAGATAGACAGGGTATAGATTTTTTAAATGAAAATAATATAATTTGTGAGGAATTAAAATGAAAGATTTAACAACACCAATGAATCAGGAAATAGATTTAGAAAAAGCAGAGACAATGAAGTGTGAAGAATGTGATAGTTCATTATTTACAATATCATATTTAATAAAGAAAATATCTGCAATTATGTCACCCTTGGGTCAAGAGTCTCTTGCGCCAATTCAAGTGTACACGTGCAAAAGTTGTGGTGAAATACCATCAGTATTTCTTAAAGAATTAGATTAAAAATGCCGATATACGAGTGGCACTGTACAAATTGTGGCACTGAAAAAGAAACACTACAGTCTATGAACGATCCGGCACCGTTGTGTCCGAGATGCTGCTATAATCCAGATAAGCAGGACAAATACGAGAGAATGAAAAAGAAAATATCTAAATCAGCATTTGAATTAAAAGGTGGTGGATGGTTCAAGGACGGATATTCAAAACCTCAATCGGGTAAAGGCTGAACAATTAAGAAACCCCCAGGTGGAGGAAAATAATAAGATGGCACACATATCATATTCACAGTTATCATTGTTTAGTGAGTGTCCTAAGCATTGGCAATTAAACTATATAGATAAAGTAAATGTATTTGAACCTAGCATATATTTAGTATTCGGTTCAGCAATGCACACAACACTACAGACATATTTAGACACAATGTATAATGACACAATAAAAAGTGCAGATTCATTAGACCTTTCAAAATTATTACATGAGAATCTTTCAGATGAGTTTTTAAAATCAAAAAAAGAATGTGGAAAAAATCCCTGTACACAAAAACAATTAACAGAGTTTTTTCAGGATGGTATAAATATTATAGATTTTTTTAAGAAAAATAGAAATAAATATTTTAGTAAAAAATGGGAATTGCTTGGTTGTGAGTTTCCTTTAAATATTGAAATAAAGGGGAAGTTAAGATTTGTTGGTTATATTGACGTTATAATTAGAAACGTACAATCTGGTAGAATAAAGATAATTGATATAAAGACCTCAACATGGGGTTGGAGGGATAAGGAAAAAAAGAATAAAAATAAAACATCACAAGTATTATTATATAAGCATTTTTATTCACAAAAATATAATGTTCCAATTGATATGATAGATGTAGAATATTTTATAGTTAAAAGAAAGCTATGGGAAAATTTAGATTTTCCACAAAAACGAATTCAGTTGTTTTCACCAGCATCTGGAACTGTTAGTGTTAAAAGAACACTTAATTCTTTATCAAATTTTATAGATAGTGCATTTGATGATGAGGGTAATAGAATACTTAAAGAATATGAGGCGGCTCCAAGTAAAGATTCATGTAGATGGTGTGAATTTAATCAAACAAAATATTGTGATAAAGGAATAAAATGAATATTGCAATAGTTGGATCAAGAAGATGGACAGATAAAATAAAAATTAAAGATTTTATATTTGAGCTAAAAAATAGATACGGTGATGGTGTTACAATAGTTAGTGGTGGATGTAAAGATGGTGCAGATAAATACGCAAAAAAATATGCTTTAGAGTTTGATATGAAGTATGAAGAATTTCCGCCAACACACGATCAATATAATATGCACTGTATTCTTCCAGAATTTAAGTATGGAAAATCTTTTGCAAAGTGGCGTTATTTTGAGCGAAATAAAAAAATAGCTGAAAGAAGTGATGTGGTTGTAGGATTTATTCCAGATAATGTTATTTCAAACGGAACAATGAGTACAATAGATTATGCACAAAAATTAAATAAAAAAACATTAATCATTTCATAATAATATATATTTATATATAAATAAACGTTATGGAGATCAAAATATGAAGGTTTCAACAAAATTAACTTCTATTAAAATCATAGAAGACATATACAAAAATTTTAAAGCAGATACAGTAAACACAAAAATGAGTTTGCAAAAATTAATAAATAGATCAATGTATTTATATAATAGTGATGAAAGCTTTAAAAATAGGTTAAATTATATGGATAGCTTGACAGTAAGTGGAAGTGGATATTAAAATGAAAAAGAAAAAAATACTGTTGATGTCAGATGATCTTAGGATGCATAGTGGAATAGCTACTGTTTCAAAAGACATTGTTGTAGAAACAGCTAATCATTATGATTGGGTACAAATTGGTGGTGCTATAAATCATCCTGAAGAAGGAAAAATATTTGATATGTCTAAGTCATTGCAAGATGAATTAGGTGTTAAAGATGGGTATTTAAAAATTTATCCTGTTAGTGGATATGGAAATCCTGAAGTTTTAAGAGAAGTATTAAGATTGGAAAATCCTGATGCAATATTGCATTATACTGATCCGCGCTTTTGGATGTGGCTATATCAGATGGAACATGAAATAAGATTAAAAATTCCAATCTTTTATTATAATATTTGGGATGATCTTCCCGACCCATTATGGAATGAAAATTTTTATAGAAGCTGTGATTTACTTATGGCAATATCAAAGCAGACTTATGGAATAAACAGGAGAATGTTATCAGATTATGAAGATTGGCAGATAACATATGTTCCACATGGAATTTCAAAGAAAAAATTTTTTAAGGTAAATAAACACAATAATAAATTTATAGAATTTAAAGAAAAATTTGGTTTAGATAAATATAATTTTAAAGTTCTTTATTCAAATCGAAATATACGGCGTAAACAGCCCGGTGATGTTGTGTTAGCATATAAGCATTTTGTAGATCAGTTACCTGAAGAAAAGCAAAGGGAGTGTGCATTGGTATTTCATTGTGCTCCAATAGATGATAACGGTACGGATATACCAGAAGTATGCAGCAATATGATTCCAGACTATAATGTTATATTTACGCATTACACAAGTGGACCATTTAATGATGAACAGATGAATTATCTTTTTAATTCTATAGATGTTTATATAAATTTAGCTTCAAATGAAGGTTTTGGATTAGGAAGTGCAGAAGCTTTATCTGTTGGAAAACCCGTAGTTGTTAATGTAACAGGGGGTTTACAAGATCAGTGTGGATTTAGGAAACCGGTGTTAACAAATTCTGGTGAAGTTAACGGTGGAAAATATCTTAGTGAAGATGAATATATTGAATTTTATTCAAACCATGATAAAAAAATTACAGATCATGGAGAATGGGTTAAACCCGTTTGGCCAAGTAATATAAGCTTACAGGGTTCTCCCGCGACACCATATATTTTTGATGATAGGTGTCGATATCAAGATGCAGGGGAAGCATTAAAATATTGGTATGATATGGGAAAAGAAGAAAGAGAAAAATGTGGAAATTTAGGATATGAATTCGTTAAAAATAAAGAAATAGGAATGGATTCAGAAGAAATGGGAAAACGGTTTATTGATAGTATGAATATGGCATTTGAAAAATGGACACCAAGAAAAAAATATGTATTGGAGGTTATATAATGAAGACAGTTTTAATGTGTGCACCATTTAGTTCTAGAAGTGGCTATGGAGACCACGCAAGGTCTATATTTTATTCATTTTATGATTCAAACAAGTATGATATAAAATTATGGGATGTTAAATGGGGTGACACTCCAAAAAACTTTTTAGAAATGAGTAATTCTAAACATAAATTAATATTGGATAGATTTTTATCAACGCCTGAAGTTGATAGGCAACCTGATATTTATGTAGATATAAGAATACCGAATGAATTTGAAACTGTAGGTAGATTTAATATTGGTATAACTGCTGGCATAGAAACTAATGCTGTGTCTCGAAAATGGATAGAGGGTTGTAATAAAATGGATCTTATTATTGTACCTTCTCAACATTCAAAAGCAAGTTTTATGAATACTGTTTATGATAAAATGGAAAATCGCCCAGATGGAACTCAAGTAAAAACCGGTGAACTTAAGGTGCAAAAACAAATTGAAGTTATTTTTGAGGGTACAGATGATGAGATATATAAACCAATTAAAATAGGTAATAAAACTTTAGATTTAGAAGAGAAAAATATTATAAATTATATAAATACAAAGGTTAGTGAAAAATTTGCTTTTCTTTTTGTAGGTCAGTGGTGTCAGGGTGGGTTTGGTGAAGATAGGAAAGATGTTTCTAAATTAATAAAAATATTCTATGAAACATTTGCTAATCTAAAGAAAAAACCAGCACTTATATTGAAGACAAGTGGTGCAAATTTTTCAATAATTGATTATAAAGATTGTAAAAGAAAAATAGAAAGCATTAAAAATAATTTTCCGAGTGAGTGGGATTTGCCAAATATATATTTACTTCATGGAAGCTTATTAGATAAAGAAATGAATATGTTATATAATCATCCTAAAATTAAATGTATGGTTTCACTAACACATGGTGAGGGTTTTGGTCGACCTTTATTAGAAGCAACGATGGTTGGGTTACCTGTTATTGCTTCTAATTGGAGTGGTCATATTGATTTCTTAAGCAATAAACTTTCAAGTCTTGTTGATGGAGAATTAGTTAAAGTGTCAAAATCAGTTGTTTGGGAAGATATTATTATACCTGAAAGTCAATGGTTTGTTATAAATGAACATTCTGCTTTTGAGAATTTAAAATATGCATTTAAAAATGAATTTTCTATAAAGGAAAATGCAAAATCATTAATGAGAGAAAATCGTAATAAATTTACATTGTCAAAGATGTCTGAACTTATAAATAATACTTTAGACCGATACCTAGAAAATATGCCATCAAATGTAAAACTTAAATTGCCAAAATTAAAAAAAGTTAGTAATAAAGAATCTAATTTGTCTAAATTAAAACTTCCAAAACTAAAAAAGGTGACATAGAGTAATGGATATAAAAAGTAATTGTCCGTTATGTTTTAAACATGAATTGCATGTTATAGAAAAAAATGGTTCGAAATTAATGCAATGTTTAAGTTGTGGATATGCAACAACAGATAAGTTTAAAATTGATAATGAATCAGATTTAGAAGAAAACCATGAATATAAAAAATTGACAGAAGATATGAAAGGCTGGTCAAGGGTTAAGAATAACAGAATATGGATACCAGGCATTATGACTTTACCAAATGGAATGCTTTATCCGATTAATATTGACAATATGGTAAATCATAAAGTAGAAATGAAATGGGCATTAGCAGAGTTAGTTGATATACCAAAAAAAGAACAAAAAGATTATCCTAATCCAGATGGTGGTTTTTTTGAAAAGAAATATGATGATAGTAATGTACAGATATTTAAAGAGTTTTATAGTTGTATGAAAGAATTAGAAAAATTATCTAAGGAATGGAAAGAGAAACTTGATGATGAAAAAGCAAGTGTTGAGTCTATTATAAAAGAACGTGAAGATTCTAAGAAGCCTACAAAGTTAACATTACCCAAATTAAATAAAATAAAAGATGGCAAAAAGAATAACTAGACATAATAGAAAAATTTTAAATGAACACTATTTGTCAAATGAAATAGGTTTAAAGCCAGGCATGATTTTGAAATTTAACTATTATCAAAAGGATGCTTTTGATAAGTATCCATTGATTCTTTATTTATATAGGGATAGAAAAAAGAATTTAATTCATGGCTTAAATTTAAATTATTTACTTGAAAATGAAGTTAGATTATTATTTGGTGACATGTCACAGAAAGTTAATACTGTTTTACTAGATAAGGATGACCCACAAAATAAATTAGGTTCAACATATACATTTGTTAAATTTAAAAATACAGGGGAAGTTGCTAAAGCTGAAAGAAGAGATACATATAGATTTGTAATTAAAGATTTTATGGAAAAAAGAAATTTAGATATTTATAGAACTTATTTTTGGAATTCATTAAGTAATTTGAAAGTTATAGAATATCAGTTTTAGTTATGAAAATATCATATTCAATATTAACTCACAATGAAACAGATTCTTTAATGAAACTTATAGATTTTCTTGTTAAATATAAAGATGAAGAAGACGAGATTGTAATATTAGATGATTATTCAGACAATAAAGATACTAAAAAGATATTGGATGCTACTGTTTCAATATACAATATAGTATTTGAGCAGAGAAATTTATTTAAAGACTTTGCCGGTCAAAAAAATTTTTTAAGAAAAATGTGTTCTGGGGATTATATTTTTAATATTGATGCTGATGAAATACCAAATAAATATTTAATAAATAATATAAAAATTATTTTAGAATCTAATCCAACCATAGATTTATATTGGGTGCCAAGAGTTAATACAGTTAAAAATATAACAGAAGAACATATTAAAAAATGGAATTGGAGAGTTAATGAAAAGGGTTGGATAAATTTTCCAGATTGGCAAGGTAGAATATGGAAAAACAGACCAAATATAAGATGGGAAAATGAAGTTCATGAAGTATTAGAAGGATATCGTGAATATTCATTTTTACCAAATGAAGAAAAATATTGTTTTTATCATCATAAGACAATCGATATACAGGAAAAACAAAACGAATTTTATAAAGATATATAGTCGTGATAAAAATAAGGTTACTTGAAAGAGACATACATAGAAATGAGACAACATTTCGTCCATTTCTACATGCACATAATCTATTTAAAGAAGTCGGTATAGAATTTACAGATTCAGATGATTATGATTATGCATGGGTCGGTCAAGCAAGTATAATAGATAAAAAGAAATCATTAAAAGAATCAATTGATAAAGGATTAGAATTTTTATCAAAAATAACTGGCGATCACATGATTATAGATGGTCAAGATGCAATTACACTAATTGGAACAGTTGATGTGTTTAGAGAATCAAATGCATTATTATTTCTTAAAAATTCATATCTAAAAGATTTTGATTTATATAAAAAAGGATGGGCAAATGGTAGATATTATTGGGGAGAGGGAAATTATTCTGTTGATGATATAGACAATTTAAAATCAAAGATGAAATTAACTGGATGTAATTGGCTAAGTACAGTTAAACCAAATTGGTTACAATATAATTCAGAAAAGCAATATGATATATCATGCATGTTTGGCTATCCTACAGATCCACCCGTATATGAACACGATTTATGTCAAACAGAATATTATGATGAACATAGAAGAAAATTATTAGAAGAATTGTCACTGTCAAAATATAAAAATTTAAAAATTGCAAAATTAATTGATGGAAAGCGCATACCCAAAGATAAATACTATCAGATGATGTATAATTCAAAAATTATTATGGCCCCATTAGGTTATGGGTCTATGGCACCAAGAGATATTGAGTCGGCTATGTTTGGAAGTGTTTTAGTAAAACCAGATGTTAGTTTTATTGATTCAAAACCTTTCATATATGAAGACAATGTAACATATGTTGCAGTAAAATATGATTGGACAGATTTACAAGAAAAAATTGATTATGTTTTATCTGATTATTCAAAATTACAAAACTATTATGTTGAAAACATGAGAGAAAGTTATAATAAAAAATATAATAAGCATGACTTTGTTAAATACATCTATAATATTTTTTTAAATTTATCGGGTGTTGAAAAAGAATGAACTTTGCATTGATTATAGATTTAATTGGTAATATAAATTCATATTATGTAAAAAATAATAAGCCTTATAATTTTAAAGGGGAATTAAATGAATTTAATGTTTCAATTGGAAGTGAGTGCTATATAAGTACATGGAATTACCCTTGGTTATATGAGAATGGATATTTTATCAATTGGTCAGAGTTTAAATATGATTTACCTGATTTAGATTTAGATTTAATTTTCTTGACAGTTGAGAGGTGTTTAAATAGAAAAGATGAATTTCCTTGGATAGACGTTGATAATATTAGAAAAAAATATCCTAATGCTAAAATAGTCGGCTTTATAAAAGAAGTCTGGGTTGGCCCACCTTATGATTATAATCATCCAAAACATTTAGCAAGAATTGATTTTCTTAATAAATGTGATGCTGTTGTGATGAATAGGCCAGAATTAAAAGAATTTAAAAATCTAAGTGATAATGTTAATTTGCCATTTAATTTTGTTGCTCAACCTCATAATATAGATTATTATTATGATAATTTTTGGAGAGATAAAGATAAAGCAATATGGGTTTATGACGCACATAGGCAAGACAGAATTGCTGATACAGTTAAATTTTCTTCATACATAAGCGAGAAATATAATATACCATTAAAATATAAAAAAGTTTCATCTGAAAAAGATTGGTTGATACCTTTAAAAGATTTTATTACACAATGGTCATCATGTGCATTTCATTTTAATCTAGACCCCATTGATTATTTTCCAGGTAATCAGGTAACACAAATTGCCAGTACAGGAACACTTAATATCGGTGGGTTAAATGATAATCATTTTATTTTGTACCCAGAGACTGCAACATGCGATTTAAAAATTTTAGAAGAAAAATTTGTTGAATATTTAGATGATGAAAATAAGTTTTTTGAAACTGTTAAATATGCATGGGATAAGGTAAATGAAGTGTTTAGTTTTGATTCTGTTAAAAAACAAATAGAGGATATTAAATATTATGATTGATAAAGTAATAAAATATTGGAATGATAGACCTTGTAATATTAGGCATTCAAAGAAAAAAGTTGGCACAAAAGAATATTTTGATGATGTAGAATACAGAAAATATTTTGTTGAATATCATATACCTGATTTTGCAAACTTTAAAGATTGGAAGGGAAAGGATGTACTTGAGATAGGCTGCGGAATAGGAACAGATACAATTAATTTTGCTAGATGTGGTGCAAATATAACTGCAATAGATATATCAAATGAGTCATTAAAATTAGCTAAAAAACGTGCTAAAGTTTTTAAATTAACAAAAAATATAAAATTTATTAAGGGTAATGCAGAAGACATTGCAAATGTTGTTAAAAATAAAAAATTTGATCTTATATATTCATTTGGTGTTTTACATCATACACCGAGTCCAGAAAACAGTATAAAATATTTTAACTCACTATTAAATAAAAATGGTAAAGTAAAAATTATGGTTTATAACAGATATTCTTGGAAAGTTTTTTGGATACTTTTAAAAAGTAAATTTAAATTTTGGAAGATTAAAGAATTAATTATGAAATATTCTGAAGCACAGACAGGCTGTCCAGTTACATATACGTATAGTAAAAATAAAATAACAGAAATATTAAATAAAAATAATTTAAAAGTAAATGATATAAAGGCAGAACATATATTTCCATATAAAATAAGTAAATATAAAAATTATATATATGAAAAAGGGTGGTATTTTAGAATAATACCTAATTTTATATTTAAAAAGATAGAGTCAATTTTTGGGTGGCATTTATGCATAACAGCATCAAAAATATAAGGAAGCGTTAAATTAAATTACACAAAAAAATATCAAATTGGATAGCCGATTATTTTAAAAAAAATAATTTAGAGACACTAGTTGTGGGTGTATCTGGTGGTATTGATTCTGCTGTCACTTCGACGCTATGTGCTATGACTGGTGAGAGAACTATTTTATTGACAATGCCAATTCATCAAAATCAAGATGAAACTGATAGAGGACAAAAACATATTGGATGGTTAAAGCAAAATTATAATAACATTGAAGAATATCATATTGATTTAACAGATTCATATGAGACTTTAAAGAACAATACACCAGCATTGTTTCATAATGACCTATCATTGGCCAATACAAGAGCACGAATTAGAATGTCTACACTTTATCTCATGGCTGGAGGTTCAAATGGCATTGTTGTGGGAACTGGTAATAAGGTAGAAGATTTTGGGGTAGGTTTTTTTACAAAATATGGAGATGGTGGAGTTGATATAAGTCCCATTGCTGATTTAATGAAATCTGAAGTATATATACTGGGAAAAGAACTTGGAATAATAGATGAGATTTTGACAGCAAAGCCAACAGATGGCTTGTGGAGTGATGGTAGGACTGATGAAGATCAGCTTGGAGTTACATATGATGATTTGGAATGGGTAATGAACCACACTGGTAGCTACTTGGAAGCAAGTGAAACACAACAACAGATAATGGATGTATATAGGAATCATAGAAATATGAATTTACATAAAATGATAGATATACCTATTTTTAAAATTGGAGACAAAAAATGAAATATTCTACAAAGACTGCTTTGGTTTTGGGTG